CTCAACAATTGCCGTTTACCACCAAAACAGGCCTGGTGATTCACACGCCTGAACAATGGAACCGTGCTCGCAATCAGCAACGTAACTGGGAAAGTTTGCTGCAAATAATGAGTCTACGAACACAGCCTATGAATGTTGTGCCACCTACAAAACACACTGATGGCTGGCATTTTGAATTTGATGTTGAATCTGAAGGTGTGCTTGGCAGCAACTTTGGTAGCGATGATCTAGCAGGACTGATCGGTGATTGTGAAGGTGTGCCCATGGTCACAGGCTTGGACGAAGCGGAAGTTATCACTTCCACACTACATGCACAAGGTACTGATCAAAACATTTGGTTCTCAGCCATAAATACCTCAATGGAGAATTCTGATGGTTGATACCACTGACATTGAGAAGAAAAGTCTCGAAGCACATGTTGAGTTGTGTGCAGAACGTTACCGCATGCTGGAACTCAAAGTAGAGACTGTGGAAAAAGAAATCTCTGAAGTCAAAAGCATGGTGGCTGATGTGCATGGTATTGTGCGTAAAATGGGCGAAAAACGCAACGATCAACTGATTGCCTGGGGCATAGGTATCATAGGCGTGCTACTAGGCGTTGTTGGTTGGCTCACAGCTCACTACATCAAGACACTATGACCCGTGATCAAAAACTAGAACGCTTTGCCGAGCGTGAGCTCAAACGTGTGTACACTGAACTGATCTTGGATGATGAACACGGTGGCTACGTGGCATTTGGGCGCTATCACTTGCGTCCCGAATCTGCTGGCTTCTCAGTGTATCACAGTGATGACCTAGTAAGCACATTCAGCAGTAAAAAGACTGCAATGAGTTGGTGCGTGGCAGATCACTTGCAACAGTACAGACTGGCACAAAACATCCGCATACTAGACAACAAAAAACAAACGTTGACTGCTGACATCCATTGCCGCCGTGGGCAAGCGGATCGTAGTACCCGGCCCGAATTTCGTGAAATGGTGCGCACCAAACTTGCACCCAAAATTGAGAACCTAACACTGCTGAATCAAGAACTTGAAAAATGTTTAAATTCGGCTAAATATCTACAACTAAGAGGATTTGCCAAATGAAATTAACTGAACTGGCCACACCAAAAAAGAGCCGCCAAGTAGCCCAAGTATTTGAAAGTTACTTTGGTACCAAGATGCCTGTGAACAAACTCACAGTCCGAGAAGCACAGGCCATGCTAAAACGTGTGCGTGGAGTTATTGCGGAACATCAACGCAGTACTACTCGTCATACCAGCGAGCGCAACCCTGCATATCTTAAACTAGTGATGATGGAACAGGCCTTGGCACATCGTGTGAGCGAAGACATGGCACCTACCACTGCTCCTGGTGCACAACAAAACACAGCACAAAATGCAGCCGCAACCATTGCCACAACAAAAGATCCTGCACTCAAAGCAGCATTGACCAAGGCATCAAAAGGCCAAAATCTCACACCTGACGAACAGAAATTGGTTTCGGGTGCTGCCTTGATGAAAACAGAAAATCGTCTGCGCAATGCATTCCGTACACTGAAAGAATCAGAAGTTCAGCAAGCACAAGTGGTATTGGCTGCACAAGACATGGTAGACAAAATGCAATCAATGTTGGAAGACACCACAGAAATGCAATTCAAAGAATTGCCAGCACTAGTAGATTCAATCCGCAATCAAATTGGCATTGAACAGGCTACACAATTCAACACTGATGCCACTGCTGCCTTACAAGGCCTTGTGCAAAATCTGCAAGGTGCCAAGGTACAACTGGAAACAGCCCTAGGCGTGGTCACAGGCCAACCCGCACCGTTAGATACTAGCATGGCTGCCAGCGGCATGCCTGGTGCAGCGCCTCCTGGCGCTGAAATGGGTGCTGAAATGGGTGCAGATATTGGCGCTGATGTGGGTGCTGAAATGGATGCAGACATTGGTGCCGATCTTGAAACTGGCGCTGAGCCTCCCAAAGCTGCTTTGGGCAGAGCACGTAGATAATGAGAATCGACGAAGTCGAGGTCGACCGTTCACCAGATCCAGAAAAATTACTGGGGTTGGTGAACTTTCTTTCAGGCCGGTCTGACGACGAAAATGCACAAAAACAAATCAGCACAGATGCATTTATTTCTGCTGCTCGTAGTTTGGGTTTCCCGGTCAATGAAAAAAACATTGTGAGTGTGGTAAGCCAAGCACCGCTGGACAGTGTGTTGGAACCAATGGACCCTGCCAATCCCACAGTAATTCGATACAAAGGCAGTGGCGAATCTGGTCCTACACAAATGCCTGTAAACAAAGCACAAGATATCGTGGCCGCCTCGGCCAAATCCGCCATGCAACGCGGAATGAACAAATAACCGTTGTCGTTGACATCAATCAGTAAATACGCTATAATCAGCGAAGGAAATATCACATGGCCTATTCAGAAAAAGTAATTGATCATTATGAAAATCCACGCAATGTGGGCAAGTTTGAAATTGACGACAGTATTGGCACAGGCATGGTGGGAGCACCTGCTTGTGGCGATGTGATGAAATTGCAAATCAAAGTCCAAAATGGAATTATTGTAGATGCCAGATTCAAAACATACGGATGCGGAAGTGCGATTGCCTCATCCTCTCTTGTTACCGAGTGGGTTAAAGGACGAACGCTTGACGAGGCAGCAGCTCTTAAAAATTCAGAGATTGCTGCGGAACTCGCACTGCCACCAGTCAAGATTCATTGTTCTATTCTTGCTGAAGACGCTATACAAGCAGCCGTAGAAGATTACCGAAAGAAACACAGTGAATATGCTGACACACTTTCGGAATCATGATGCGGTCGAAGAAGACAACATTATTATTGCTGCACCAATCAAAAAATTAAGACTTTTATTTTATCATGCTGGCAACCACGCCTGGTTATATCCAACTGCACTGCAATTAAAAACCTACATTGATTTATTGTATCCAGATGTAGCAGAACATTTAGATTGGTTGATTCCCATACAACAACAAGTTAGTGATCAACAATTAATCGATTATATTAATGAAACCGATACTGATGTTTTGTGTACCAGTCATTATCTTTGGAATCATGCACGGCTAGCTAGGCAAATATCTAGTGTAAAACCCAAGTTAAAATCAGGATTCAAAGTCATTGCAGGCGGGCCTAGTATCGATGTTAACAATAATAAAAATTTTTTCCAACAATATCCCAACATTGACTATGCGGTATACGGCGCAGGCGAGCAGGCATTTGCAGATATCGTAGCACACCTAGTTTTTAACAAAGCATTGATTGCATTCAACACTTCAAATTGTGCATGGAAAAACAACAAAACTGGCAAGTCCACTATAGCCAATTATAAATTTGTAAAAATGATTGATACTAGCCCGTTTGTGCATAATCAGTTAATGTTTGAGATCATGGTAGAGCACGCCAAGGAAAAAAATGTGTCTGTGTGGCTGCCTTACACGCTCACAAGAGGATGTCCATATTCATGCACTTTTTGTGATTGGAATAGTGGACTTGGTAACAAAGTGTCGCGACGAAAAAATACATACCAGCAAGAAATTGATTTGTTTCAACAACTGGGCATAAACAATATTTATCTAGCAGATGCTAATGTTGGACAGTACGACGAAGATGTAGCAATGATTGATTATTTTGCTGAAAAAAATTTACAACAAAATGCTGAATTTCATTTGTCAGGAAACTTTAGTAAATTGAAAAAAGAAAACAATTTGAAAATTTTTGATATAATGGCACGTGGTCGCTTGGTGAAAAAAACTTTGAATTTTTCTGTACAAGACATTAACCCGCAAGTGCTGGACAACATTAATCGGCCTGATGTGGGATGGGATGTGCATGTGGCTATGGCCAACGAACTACAAACCAAATACCCACATCTTATTGTCAAAGCACAATTGATTTACGGATTACCTGGGCAAACACCTGCATCATGGCGTCAGACTCTTGCCGCAGTAGCACAGCAAAATATTTTGCCAATAATTTTTTTAAATGAGCCCTTGCCGGCTAGTCCGGCGATATATGATGCAGAATATCAACGTAAATTTCAGTATGAATATGTTCACAGCAACAGAATTCTTTCCCTTGGCGACATTCCAAAAAAAAGTGTGAGTTTTGATCTAATGGTCAAAACACAGTTGATTTATGGATTACCTAGACAACCGTGGCGTCAACCTATTGCTACCGTAACACAGCAAAATATTTTGCCAATAATTTTTTTAAATGAGCCCTTGCCGGCTAGTCCGGCCATAATTGCTGCAGAATATCAACGTAAATTTCAGTATGAATCTTTGTACGGTCACAGCCAAGTTTCTGACATAAGCTACCTCAGCAACATTCCAAAAAAAAGCGTGTCTTTTGATCAACACGATTTGGTGCAAATGAATTTATTGTCTGCTGTGTATGTAGCATTGACAAGTATCAACTTTGCTCTACGCGAAAATCATATTCAGCCATTAGACATTGAAAAGATTGTTGACCAATTGATGTCTAGTGACCAATGTAAGAATCTTCATAATAATCTTTATAGTAATTGGACCAAAGAAAATAATTTTTATTACACAATAGACTTCTCTGGAAAATCAATACAGATTCCAGATAATGCGTTAAGCAGTCAAATTCTTAATGATCCTGTTTTTATAACATACATATCGGCCTTTGTTGACATTGATCATCGTAAAAAGTTCTTACAAACAGCCGTACAAGGCCATTTTAAAAAAACATTGGAAGAAATTGGTGTAGATATTGATTAAATATTGATATGATAACCATAACTGAACAAGCGCAATCTAAAATACAAAAATTGGTAGCTACCAAAAGCTATGCTGGCATCAGACTGGGTGTGAAAACTACAGGTTGCTCTGGACTTGCTTATGTGTTAGAATACGTTAAAGAATATGAGCCCGATGCTAGCACTATAAATTATGCACAAAACAATTTCTGTGTGATAGTCGATAAAAAACATGATGTGTACTTGAAAGGAACTCAAGTAGACTATGTACGCCAAGGTCTTAATGAAGGTTTTGAATTCACCAACCCCAATGAACGAGACCGCTGTGGTTGCGGAGAAAGTTTTAGAGTTTAATTTGTTTAATCCCCGATTTGATTACCAACCCGTACCACGTGTGACCATCGAAGGCAAGAGATATTACGCTACCCCTGACGGCAACAAACTGCCTAGTGTTACAACCATACTTGACAAAACCAAGAGTGAGGAAAGTAAAAAGGCATTGCAGAACTGGCGAGCCAGAGTAGGTGTAGAACAGGCACAGGCTATTACAACAGAAGCCGCCAACCGCGGCACACGCATGCACACGTATCTTGAGCAGTATGTTCGAGATGGCGTTATCAAAGACCGTGGTACAAATCCATTTAGTTGGGCCAGTCATGCCATGGCACACAAAGTTGTAGAGCATGGGCTAAAGAATGTCACGGAGTTCTGGGGTATTGAAGTTCCGCTGTATTTCCCCAAGGTCTACGCAGGTACCACAGACGGCGCAGGCATACACTTTAATGAAGAAGCTATACTAGACTACAAACAAACCAACAAACCCAAAAAACGTGAGTGGATTGACGATTACTTTGTGCAGTTGTGTGCCTATGCAGAAGCACACAATGAACTCTACGGCACAAAGATCCGAAAAGGCGTGATTTTGATGTGTGTCAAACCCATATTAGATGAACAAATGAACATGCTCACACAGCCTGAATATCAGGAATTTGTGCTGGCAGGCGCAGAATTTGATCGGTATTGTGATTTGTGGTGGAAAAAGGTCGAACAGTATTACTTGCTAAATATGTAATACCCTAAGGAATTACACAGTGGCAATTTTACAAATATCCAGAATCACAGCCCGCAAAGGAC